ATGAGTAGAAACATCTTTAATTCCGTCAAAATGATGAGGCCGAAAAAAAACGTATTCGACCTTACACATGACGTAAAACAAACTACTCGCTTCGGGGAACTAGCACCCTGCCTTTGGCTCGAGTGCGTCCCGGGCGACAAATTCAAAATCGGAGCGGAAACCTTAATTAGGTTCGCTCCATTAATCTCTCCGGTAATGCACCGGATGAACGCTTCCATTCACTATTTCTTCGTGCCTTATCGTATACTGTGGCCTAATTGGGAGGATTACATAACAAATACATCTTCAGTTCATGCTCCTCCTTACGTGGACTACTCTCAAATTGCGACTTCACATCAACGGTTAGGGGATTTCTTGGGGATTCCTCCCCAAGTTCAAAGTGGTAATGGGCATCCTAAGGTATCGGCATTTCCTTTCGCGGCTTATCTTAAAATCTATGATGACTACTATCGTGATCAGAATCTGATCCAGCCAGCGTGGTCCCCTCTTACTGACGGTCTTCAGGTAGCTAATCTTGTCGACTTGGTAACCATGCGTAATCGTGCGTGGGAACATGACTACTTCACTGCTTCACTGCCTTGGGCACAAAAAGGGGCTCAGGTAGAGATCCCTCTTGGAGATATCACGCTAGGCCAGCCAGCAGGTGGCCCAAATCAATTCCTTCGTAGAGGTATAGACGGATCAACAGAAGGAAATATCGCGGCTCTCGGTACTGATACTCCCGGCTTCTTAGTAGATGCGGCCGGCCAAGTACCGGTAAATATAGATCCTAACGGATCGCTAATAAATGAGGCTACAACAATCAATGACCTCAGGCGAGCCTTCAGGCTTCAGGAATGGCTCGAAAAAAATGCACGTGCAGGTACTCGGTACATCGAAAATATACTGGCACACTTCGGTGTGAACTCCTCAGACAAACGGTTACAAAGACCGGAATACATCTGTGGACTTAAGACACCAGTAGTTATCTCGGAAGTACTAAATACTACAGGGGCTCCCGATGGGCTGGCTCAAGGTAATATGGCTGGTCATGGTATCGCAGCACACTCAGCAAAAGACGGATCTTATTCCTGTGAAGAACACGGACTAATCATGGGCGTCATGTCCATTATGCCTAATACTGCATATCAACAAGGCATACATAAATCTTGGTCTAAATTCGATCAACTGGACTACTTCTGGCCTACTTTCGCACATCTTGGCGAGCAGGAGGTACTTAATCAGGAGGTATATGCTCAATCTTCTGATCCGGGTGGAACTTTCGGTTACGTTCCCCGTTATTCGGAGTATAAATTCATGCCTAATCGCGTAGCTACATCCTTCAGGGATACACTCGCTTTCTGGCACATGGGTCGTATATTCGCTACCGAGCCCGCCTTAAATCAGGACTTCGTGGAATGTACAACGGACAATCGTATCTTCGCAGTCACTGACCCCGATGTCGACAACATCTACTGCGATATACTAAATCGGATAACCGCCATCAGGCCTATGCCTAAATATGGCACTCCTATGATCTAACCTATGGCACATTGTATCACACCACTGGTACTTCAGGACAAACCACAGGCACGCACAATCAGCGTTGCTTGTGGTCGCTGTCCTGCTTGTCATGCAAATCGCATATCAGGCTGGTCATTCAGGCTTATGCAAGAATCTAAAATATCTACATCATCGTTCTTCGTAACTCTTACATATGAAAAAACAATACATACAAAAAATGGACTCTCTACGCTCGTTAAATCAGATATACAGAAATTCTTTAAACGCCTTCGTAAAAATCATACTGGAAAACCCATCAAATATTACTGTGCAGGTGAGTACGGTGGAACTTCATGGCGACCACATTATCATATCATACTCTTTAATAGCACACGAGACGACATTCGTCGAGCATGGCACCTTGACAATACCCTTATCGGAAACATACACATTGGCACAGTCAATGGCGCATCTGTCGGCTACACTCTCAAATATATTAACAAAACTCAGCGAATTCCTCTGTTCGAAGGAGACGATCGCGCTCCTGAGTTCTCACTTATGTCCAAAGGACTAGGTAAAAACTACATTAATAAACGTACAATAAAATGGCATCGCAATGACATGGAAAATCGCCTTCACCTTCCGCTGGCAGGCGGATCAAAAGCTTATATGCCTAGGTATTATAAGCAAAAAATCTATGCTAAATACGAGGTTAACCTCATCGTTGAAAAGCTCCAAGAAAAAAATATTGCTCAAACAGAGCGAAATACCCTTTTAAACCCTAAATTGCCGTCGGAGACAATCGAGCATCACTTTAATCAATTCCGCAAGGACCATCTTAAATCAAAAAAATCAGAAAAACTATGACCTACAATGTAATTAGCCCACAAAACTTTTCTTCATCGTGTATTCGGGGCGAATCTAACACGAAACCCAGTCTTACTCAACCAGATCAAACCTTTACTATTCGGGAAATACTGGAAAAATACGCGCAAGGGGAACCTCTTGACGCAATTGGGCGTACAGGTACCTTCCTCGAAGACGACGAACCTGACGACTTCTATCCGGATCCTCAGTACATGGATCTCGTGGATCGTGCAGAACTGGCCGAAAACGCAAAGCATTGGCTCAAAGAGCAAAATGCCAAAAATATCCTAAAAAAACCCCGCCGGAGGCCATCAAAACAAAACCGGATCCTATGGATCCCAAAACAGACATAAAGCTATAATTGCCTTGGTACATTATAGCTTATTGACACCAACTACCCTAAAATCACTAAGGCTTCGCTAAGGCCAAAGGGACGGAGCGCAGCGGAGGACCCAAGGCCAAAGCGTTGCCTAAGCAAAATAGAGGGTCAACAGTGTCAAAACAAACAATAAACCAAAAAAACCTTCAAAAAAATGTTCAACAAACTAATCAACCTACAATACACCTGGGTCCCTGCAGTAGCTTCAGCAGCAGGGGGCATCGTCGGAGACGTTGCCAATCTCTTCGGCCAAAATGCAGCAAACAAACAGCAACAGAAATACAACACTAACATGTACAATCTCCAGCGTCAACAATCGTTGTCAGACTGGAATATGCAAAATACCTACAATGCACCTCAGGCACAAATGCAAAGGCTCAAAGCAGCCGGACTCAACCCCAATCTCGTCTACGGTCAAGGCGTACAAGGCGCTACTGGTCAATCTGGCGCTGTTCGCCCTACTACAGCCCAATCATATTCGCCAAAATCTATCACTACTGGTCTTGGCGATCTTGGTAGTCAGGTATCATCATCTCTCCTTGCCGGACAAGACGTAAACCTTAAAGGGGCGCAAGCAAACAACGTACAAGCACAAACTGACGTAGCAAAACAGGACAAGCTTCTACGTGAAGCTCAAACAGCTAACGTCCAGCAGGACACTATCAACAAAGCTCACTCGGTCCCTCTCACTGACGTAAATACAGAAACAGGTAAATTCGAACTCGGTCAAAAACAGCGGCTCGCTGATACTCAAGTTGAGGCCGCTAAAGCAAATCTCCAACAGACTTACGCTTCCATCTTCACCAATCTGGATACCAATGAAAGAAATAACCTGCTTTCGCAAAATACCTTCATGCTCGGACTTCAATCAGTCATGAACTCTCGTATACAAAACGCAAAAACGGATCAGGAAAGAATCAACTTGGAAAGTCAACTGAATAATATCAAAAATTCGGCTACCTTACAGCAACTGGACATAAATCTCAAAAAACAGGGTATGACGTGGTCAGACCCAATGGTCCTACGTATGGGCGGTGCAGCACTAAACAATGGTACACTGCCTAAATCTCTAACTGAAACTAGTAAAGACTTAGAAAAAACGTGGTTCGGCACAGATACGCCTACATCAATTTATTCAGAGCGCAACTCTGATCCTTGGGGGTCTGGTATGCATCATTAAATTAACACAAAATGACACAAATCAACACGTACGCGCAAAATGCAACTATATGGGACCTAGTCGCAATCCTCGCATCGGATCTCTTGACAATAGCAATCATTTACTTCATCAAAAAACACAAAAAACATGGCTTACAGAAAAACACATGGCAGGCGTTCCTACGGTCGCGGCCGTAAATCTTCTCGGCATCATCGCGGCAAACGGAGAACAAAATCCTCCCGTTCTTACTATGTATCTCGCGGAGGTATCCGCATGTAAAACACATCTTATTCTCACTTCAAAAATCATCTC